CAGCATGACTGAGCCACTCACCGAGCGCCGAGCAGAACGCTGGCACTTGAAAAAGGAAATCCAGCTGACCCATGTCATCAGCACCATAATAGTGATCGGTGCGGTGCTGGCTTACGTTTCCAAGATTGAGCAGCGGCTGACCATTGTTGAGACTCAACTGCTGGCCCAGCGGGATGCCACACTGCTGCAACGGGCGCAGCTTGAGCGCATGGATGCTAAGTTGGACAGGTTGATTGAGCGAGGCGTTAAGTGAATGGACTTCTTCGACGTTTTGTCAAAGGCATGGCCCATACTGCTGGCAATCATCACTTTGATCATTGTCTTGGCAAAGCTTGATTTGCGAGTAGCAGTGCTAGAGGAAAAAGTTAAGCAGTTATTTGAGATGTGGAATAAAAAGTCTGACAAATAAAGTTATTAGGAACAAAAATGGCAAGCACCTATTTTATTGATCAAAGTACACCTATAGTTGCTTCTTGGTTAAATGACGTTAACAACTATGTTTACCAAGGTCGTCAACGAGGCACTGTTACTGCTGCAGCAAGTCAAACAGTATTTACAGTTCCATTTATTTATGATGTTGGTGCTAATACCTTAGATGTTTTTATTAATGGTGTTAGACAAGTTTTAGGTACTAGTTATCTTGAAACCACAACCACTACAATTACTTTTAGTGAGGCTGCACCCTATACTTCTGTTGTAGAATTTATAGGATGAAATACTATGTCGTACAAAACAAGGTGGGACAATGGTTCTTGGAAAGCTGTTTGTGATGTTTGTGGTAGAGACTATAAAAACACTGACTTAGAAAAAAGATGGGACGGACTTATGGTCTGTCAAGGGGATTGGGAAACTAGACAACCCCAAGATTTTGTAAAGGGTGTAGCAGACAAACAAGTACCACCATTTACAAGGCCAGAACAAGCAGATACATTTACTTTTGTTTGTACTCTTATTACTTGTCAAGGTATTGCTGATTATGGAGAAGCAGAGTGTGCTAGAGCAGATGTAGATAATGGGTATCGTCCTGTGTGTACTATGGAAAGTTCTATAGCTATGCCTCCTACAGCTATTGCTGGCTGTGCTGTAGCAGGTAAACTATATCCTGGATTAAATGATTTTTTAACTGGTGGATAACTATGAGTTCTACGTACACTGTAACAAGAGATCAAATCATTTCTTTAGCACTTCGTAAATTAGGTGTACTTGAAATAGGAGATACGCCTGATGCAAATACAGTTGCTAATGCTGCTTTGTCTTTAAATCTTTTTATTAAACAGTTAAGTGTAGAAGGATTAAAACTGTGGAAGAACACAGAGATTATTATTCCTCTTACAACAAATCAAACTACTTATGTACTAGGAGGAACTACATCAACTCTAATGTATGACAGCCTAGCACCTACTGTTGCTATTACAGATAAACCCCTAAAAGTTATTCAAGGTTTTTATAGAAGCACTGAAACTACTATTTATATTGATACTCCTGTAATGATAATATCTAAACAAGAGTACAACACATTAGGATCTAAGTTTTCTACTGGAACAACTAACAGTATATTTTATAGTGTTAAACAACTAAATGGTATTTTATATGTATACCTAACACCCGATGTTAATACTAGTACTTATAAAGCACTCCACTTGGTAGTTCAACTACCTCTAAACGATCTTAATTCTGCTTTAGAAGTACCAAACTTTCCTAATGAGTGGATGAATTGTTTAGTTTGGAATCTTGCAGATCAACTAGCACTTGAATATGGTGTTCCAATGAACGCTAGACAAGAACTTACTCAAAGAGCAGAAGCATATAGAAGCTTACTTACAGATTGGGATGTAGAGTCTACTAGTACATTCTTTACTCCTGACTATAGGTCTGTTGGATATAGTGCTTACAGGAGCTAATAATGGCTACTGAAAGAATCCCACTTACTCAACCTATTGAAAGTAGAAATGGAACTTTTCTTAAAGATTCCTATTCTTCTAATTGTGTATTTGAAAGCAGAGATCAAAAAAGAGAGTATCTTAAAAGACCTGGACTTGTTTTAGCTAAACAAATAGTAGCTACTGTTCCTCCTGCAACAACACCTAGTCAAGGCTTGGTTAACTATGCTGACACACTAATATCTGTTATTAATAACACAGTATATAAAACACTAAGTACCTCTCCCTATGTAACAACTTCTTTAGGTGCTACTTCATCAACTACAAATAAAAACTACTTTGTTAGAACTTTCTTAGATGCTTTTTTGTTCTTTCATAATACTGTAAATGGTTATCTCTTAAATCAAGCAGGAACACTTACAGCTATTACTAATGATAAGGTTGCTAATATAAGTATTGACAATGAGGGTATTAACTACAGTTCAGGTATTACACTTACTTTTTCTAGTGGTGCTTTAGCTGCTACTGTTACTGTTTCTTCTCTTGGAAGTATTACTGATGTAACTATTACAAATGCTGGTAGTGGATATGCTAGTGCTCCTACTTGTACTATTAATTTACCTCCAAACAGAACACCAACTGGTACAGGAACTCAATTCTTTTTTGATATTACAGTTAGTTCTGCTACAGGTATTTTTACAGGTATGCATGTTACTGGTACAGGAGTAGCACCTAATGCAGTAGTTACAAATATTAATGGTTTAGTTATTACTGTAGATCTTGCTCACACAATAGCAGTAAGTGGAACAATTACTTTTGCTGACACTGGTTCTAATGGGGTTTTAACTCCTAGTCTTAGTGCATTTCCTGCAGGACCATTTGTATCTGGGGTAGTATTTTTAAATAACTACATATACATTGCTACAACAAGTAATCGTATTTACAATTCTACTGTAGGCAACCCAACAATTTGGGACCCAATAGATTACATAGTCTTTGAACAAACTACAGATACTCTTGTAGGTATTACTAAACACTTAAACTATCTTGTAGCTTTTGGTGAAACAAGTACACAACTTTATTACGACAATGCTAATACTATAGGCTCACCTCTATCGTTAGCACAGAGCTACACTACCGAGATAGGTTGTGCTAATGGTGATAGCATAGTATCAGCAGACAATACTGTCCTATGGATAGGAACTAGTAAAACACATGGTCGTTGTGTATTCCTAATGGATGGTGTCTCACCAGTAAAAGTATCTACAGTAAACATAGACAAGCATTTAGAAGCAGATAGTTTAAGCAAGGTTACTGCTTTTTGTTATAAATTTGGTGGTCATACACTTTATATCCTAACCTTACACAATACTAATCAAACAATAGTCTATGATTTAAATGAAAAGTTATGGTATCAATGGACACAATATGCTATTGCTTCTAGTGATCAACCTAATCCAGGAGTATTAGTAGAGTCTTCTTTTAGACCATCATTCTTTGCTGAAGTAAACAATGTTCCTTTTGCACTTGATGATGACGTAGCAAATTTATATTACTTTGATATAGACACCTACCAAGATAATAGTCTTGCTATCTTTTGTCGTACTGTTACAGATGTTATAGACAATGGAGTTACTAAACGTAAGTTTTATGGAAGATTAGAAATTATTGGTGATAAAGTAGCTGGTACTATGCAAGTACGCCACAGTGGTGATGATTACAACACTTGGTCTACTTACCGAGATATAAACTTAAATGCTTCTAGATCCCAAGTTTACTTAAGTGGATCTGATCGCCGTAGAGCATGGGAATTTCTTTGTACTAGCAATGTACCTCTTCGCCTAGACTCTGCTGAAGTTGATTTTAGAATAGGTGAGATGGACCAAGAACAACAAGTTGGTGGTGGTCGTTACCGCAGATGACTAGATTGAAAGCACAACATGAATATATTAGACTATAAACGCAAAGCTAGGGGCTATACCTTCCGTGAGGATGGTGAAACCGGCGGCGGAGCAAATGCTCCAGACACTGGCGGAAATATTGGTGGTACTACTGATGGTGGTGGTGGTTATACAGACCCATCAACAGTTACTGGTTATACTGGGCCTGCTGCTGAAACTGGTGGCGGTGCAAATCCTCCTGGTGTTGGTGGAAACATGGCTAGTCCAATAGGTACAGCAGGCCAATGGGGAGCACAAACAAATCCAAATGCTGGCCTTAGTTTTACTGCTAATGCAGGTACTTTAGGTAGAGCAGCATTAGGGGGTATTTTAGGTGGTCCAGTTGGTTTTCTTGGTGGACTACTTGGTGGTTTTAGTTATAGTGCACCTACCTACAATACAGGTGCAGCAATTAGTGGCTATTCTCCTAGCAGTGATACTACCAGTGGTGAAACATTTAGTGGTGGTCCTGGTGGGGGAAGTGATCTAGCAGGTGCATTGCTAGTTGCTAATGGTATTACCGCTGGTAGCGGTGCTACCGCTGGTAGTGGTGCGGGAGCAGCTTCTAATCCTGCTGATCCTTTTGCTCCATATCGTGCTGATCTAGCCAAACGGTATGCAGACGCATTAACTCCCGGTGCTTCTAGTAACATTCAAACTCTGCCCGGATACTCCCAATACAACACAGGAGTAATGCAACCCGCAATGATGGCAGCACAAAGGGCTGCTGCTACTGGTGGCAATCTTTATGGTGGTGGAGAGAAAGCTAGGCTTCAAACCTTGGCTCAACAAGGCTACTATAACTTTATGAATGACTACACAAACCGATTAGAACGAGCTAGTGGAGCAACTAACAATCCTGCTACTGCCGTACAGTTAAGCCAAGAAGCTGCTAGAGATGCACAGAGAATACAAGATGCTAACCAAAAAGCCACTATGTCAAACCTAGGTTTTGGAGTACAAACATTTAACCAACTCGGTGGTTTTGATACTATAAAAAATCTATTTAGAGGTAGTTCCACA